ATTATTATATATACTTCTCTAATGAAACTGTAGAGAAAGCAAGTCAAATGTATCTTAAACAAGGCAATCAACACAATGCAAGTTTAGAACATCAATATAGTTTAAAAGGATTAACATTAGTTGAGAGTTGGATAGTCCAGGATCCTATTCATGATAAGAGTAGGTTGTATGAGAACACTAAAGATGTTCCAGTAGGTACATGGATGGGTGCAATAAGAGTTGATTCTGATGAAGTATGGCAAAACTATGTAAAAGAAGGTGTTGTTAAAGGTTTCTCAATAGAAGGCTATTTTGCAGACAAAGCTGAAAGACCTAAAGAGAAGTTTAATGACTTTCTAAGTGAATTAGAACATCTTGAAGCAGAGTTTTTGTTATCAGAGATAGAAAGTATCATAGAGGATAAAGAAGTGGAGTTAGAGAGCTTTAATGATTATCCTGAAGGAGTAGCAAACAATGCTAAAAAAGGAATTGAGTTAAATGAAAAGATAAATAATAAATGTGCAACTGATGTTGGTAAGATCAGAGCAACACAATTAGCTCAAAAAAAGAACATTTCAGTAGAAACTATTAAAAGAATGTACAGTTATCTTTCAAGAGCAGAAGATCAATACAGAAAGAATGAGAATGATAGTGAAGCATGTGCTAATATATCTTACTTATTATGGGGTGGATTAGCTGCATTAGGTTGGAGTAGAAACAAACTAAGACAATTAGGAGAGTTAGAACTTGAAACTGTTATGGTTGATGACAACTTTGCAATAATTGATGATAGATTAGCATATTCTTCCATTGAAAAAGCAGAAGAAATGGCAATGAATATTGGATGTGAAGGTTACCACATGCATGAGATTGAAGGAAAGGAATGGTATATGCCTTGTGAGCAGCATGAATTAAAAGCTCCTTGTCAATCAGGTTATGAAATGTATGGTTTTAAAATGAAAAATGGAAAGAGAGTACCTAATTGTGTACCTAGTAAGTAGAAATGGCAAGGAATAAGTTTATAAGTGCAACAACTTTAATTAAAAAAAAAGTAAGAAGAAAAGGAGTTCATGCTAAATCTAAAACATCAAAGAATAAAGGATCAGACAATTATGTCAAACCTTATAATCAACAAGGAAGATGAGTAAAAATAAAAGAAAAAATCCAACACCATCATACACAAGTCCTATAAGATCTACAAGAGGTTGTCTATGTGATGACAATAAATATAGGATAGAATGTTGTGATGGAACAATATGGGGACAAGGAGTTGGTAGAACAGAAACTTGAACCAAAAATATAAATTTTTAAATCAATATAATTATATAGTCATGAAAGCAACTGATACAATAAGTAAAATCAAAAACATTTTAGGCATGGAGTTGTCAAAAGAAGTCAAAGAAGTAGAAGTGAAGGCTGAAGAAGTTACACTTGCTACTATGAACCTTGAAAATGGTACTGTAATTGAAGCAGAATCATTTGAAAATGGTAAGGAAGTCTTTATTGTCACAGAAGATGATAGAGTTCCAATGCCAGTAGGTGAATATACTCTTGAAGATGGAAGATCAGTTGTAGTTAAAGAAGAAGGTCTTATTGACAGCATTTCTGAAGCTACAGAAGAAGTTGAAGAAGAAGTTGAAACATCTAAAGATGATGTTAAAGCTGAAGATTTAGCTACAGATTATCCAACTAAAGAGGAATTCAATGAATTAAAATCAATGGTAGAGGAAATGAAAACAAATCTATCAGAAGTTTTAGGATCACAAAAAGAGGAAATTAAAAGGTTAGAAACTGAATTATCTGCAGAACCTGCAGCACAGCCAATAACACATAGTCCTGAATCAAAATCTAAAGAGATGGAATTTCAAATCTCATCAGGTAGAGTAGAAACAAGTCTTGATAGAATTATCAAAAAATTAAGTAAATAATATAAATTTTAAAAAAGCAAAAAAATGAGTAAACCAACAATTACTACAACTTATGCAGGAGAGAGTGCAAAAATGTACATTGCTGCTGCATTACTATCAGGAACAACACTAGAGAATGGTGGTGTAACTGTTATGCCAAATGTAAAACACAAAAGTGTTATTCAAAAGGTAGCTGCATCAGGTCTAATCAAAAATTCAACATGTGATTTTGATGATCAAGGAACTGTAGCAATCACAGAAAGAGTATTACAAACTGAGGAGTTTCAAGTAAACACTAAGTTTTGTACTAAACAATTTGTAGATTCATGGGAATCAGCAGAATTAGGAGTTAGTGCATTCACTAACATGCCTTCAAGATTTTCAGATTTCATCATAGCTAACTTTGCAGATCAAATTGCAGCATCAGTTGAAACAAACATCTGGACTGGAGTTAATGCAAATGCAGGAGAAATAGATGGATTTGAAACATTATGGGCAGCAGATGGTGACATTATTGATGTACCAACTCCAGTTGCAATTACACATACAAATGTAATTGAGAAAATGGGAGATACATTAGATTTAGTTCCTAATACTATATATGGTAAGGATGATTTAAAAATATATGTTTCTAAAGATGTAATGAAAAACTACATTAGAGCTTTAGGTGGGTATGCTTTAGGTCAAGGTGCTAATGGATATGAAAACAGAGGTCAAATGTGGTACAATGGTCAAGCATTAACTTTTGATGGTATTCCATTATTTATGGCATCAGGAATGTCTACAAACACAATGGCTGTGGCACAAACAAGTAATCTGTATTTTGGAACTTCTGTATTAAGTGATCTAAATGAGATCAGAGTAATTGATACTGCTGATACATTAGGTGATAGAAATGCTAGATTTGTTGCAAGATTTGCATATGGGATCACTTATGGTTTAGGAACTGAGATAGTTCTTTATAATGCATAATAGCAATTTACTGATAGTCAGTATCTTAGGTTAATAATCAAGTATATAGGGGGTGTAAAAGCCTCCTAATACTAAAAAAAAATAAAATAATATGAGTTGTAATATAACTTCAGGTAGAATAGTACCTTGTAGAAATAAAGCAGGAGGTTTAAAAACAGTTTACTTTGCAGACTTTGGAACATTAGGAGCAATTACTGAATCAGCAGGATTAATATCAGCATTTGGTGGTACACCTACTTTCTATGAGTATGATTTAAGAGGAACATCAAATTTAGATACTACTGTAACAAGTTCTTCAGAAAATGGTACTACTTTTTATACAGAAACCTTAACTTTACAATTACAATATTATGATAGAGCAACAAGTGAAGAAATTAAGTTGTTAGCAGTTGGCAGACCTCATATAGTTGTTGTTGATAATGATGACAATTATTTATTAGTTGGTCAGGTCAATGGAGCAACTTTAAATACTGGAAATTTTACAGTTGGTGCAAATATGGGTGATTTTAATGGATTCAATTTAACTTTTGAAGCTCTTGAAAAAGCACCTCCATCATTTATAACACCTAGTGTTGTAACTGCATTAGCTAGTTCTACACAGATTAGTACTTTTCCTACATCATAATAGTTAAGTGTTTTTTTCTAATTAAAGGGGGATCTTATGGTCCTCTTTTTTTTTTAAAATAATCTTACACTTTATAAAAAAATAAATAAATAGCATTATATAAGTATGATAATTCTAAGTACAGCAACATCAGCTCCGACTTTTCAGTTTATTCCTAGAAAATTTGTAATCTCAGGAAGTTTAGTTGTAAGAGATGAAGAAACTAATATTGCACAAACAAAACAAGTAGCTATTGGTAAGCTAGGAGATTTTGGAGCTATAAGTGTTGCATTAACTTTAGAAGAAGGCAAGTTTTATGAAGTAGAGTTATTCTCATTAGGATCTAACTGGGACACAGTATATGAGCTATGGAATAACATTACTATAAATTGGGATGAAGCTCTTACTCCTATTGGATCTACATGGGCAACAGCACAAGAAGAATGGAACTTAGCAACAAGTAAATGGGAAGAACCTAGAGAAGAAGTACAACAGACAATATATAAAGACAGAATCTTTTGTACTAATCAGACTATTTCTCAAAGAGCATCAGAATATTATAATCCAATTAAAGGACTATATAAAGCAAGTACACAAGGTGATAATACCTATAAAGTATATAATGGATAATTATGAGTAGACAACACAGAAAACCTAAATTTGAAGGAGATATAAGAGTAGTAGAGTTAGCAACTTATACTTCTCCTAAAATTATAGAAGATCCTAGAAAGGATTATGTAATGTATGGTGAGGATAACAACTATTACCAGTATCTAATAGACACTTTTATGGGTTCTCCAACTAATCATGCATGTATTAATGGAATATCAGAAATGATATATGGTAGAGGACTTGATGCAACTGATAGCTCTATGAAGCCTGACCAGTATGCACAGATGATAAGCCTATTTAAAAAAGATGTCATCAAGAAAGTGATATATGATTACTACTTAATGGGTGGAGCTGCAATACAAGTTATCTATGGTAAGGGAAGAAAGCAGATAGTGCAGATAGAACATATACCAGTTGAAACATTAAGAGCTGAAATAAGCTCAGAAAAAGGTCAAATTGAAGGATATTACTACTTTCCTGATTGGAGTAATTACAAGTCATCTGATGAGCTTAAAAGAATACCTGCATTTGGTACATCTAAAGAGAATATAGAAATATTATTCATCAAACCATATAAATCAGGATATTATTACTATAGTCCTCCTGCATATACTGGTGGATTACAATATGCAGAGCTAGAGGCTGAGGTATCAAACTTCCATATGAATAACATTAAAAATGGATTAAGTCCATCTATGATCATAAACCTGAATAATGGAATACCAAATGAAGAAGAAAGAAGTATTATAGAAAGAAAAATATCAGATAAGTTTACTGGATCAACTAATGCAGGAAGATTTATACTATCATTTAATGATAATACAGAATCTCAAGCTAGTATTGAACCAATACAGTTATCTGATGCACATAATCAGTATCAATTTTTAAGTACTGAATCTCAAGAAAAGATATTAGTAGCTCATAGAGTTGTTTCACCAATGCTTTTAGGAATTAAAAACAATACTGGTCTTGGTAATAATGCTGATGAAATGGAGAAAGCATCTGTACTTATGGATAATATGGTTGTTAGACCTTATCAAAACCTTATGATTGATGCATTTGATAAAATATTAGCATTTAATGACATATCATTAAACCTTTATTTCAAGACATTACAGCCTTTAGAGTTTACAGATTTAACAAATGTTACAGATCAGGAAACAAGAGAAGAAGAAACTGGACAGAAATTAAGTTTAAAGAAACAAATGAAAGTTTACAGACCTAATGATCATCTTACTAAAGAGGTAGCAAAGCTATTAATTGATATGGGAGAGGATGAAGATTTAGATACATGGGAAGTAATATCAGAAGATACTGTTAATTATGATAAGGATGACAAGCAAAATGAAATGTTACAATTAGCTGTAAGTACTGGAAGTGCAAAACCTGCCAGTAAAAGTGAACAAGATTCAGGTTTATTTAAAGTGAGATATAGATATGCAGGAACTATAACTAAGAATGATAGTGGAGTAAATGTAACTAGACCATTTTGTAAAGCTATGTTAAAAGCTAAAAAGATATATAGAAAAGAAGATATAATAGCTATGGATAGTCAGCCAGTTAATGCAGGTTGGGGAGAAGGAGGATCAGACACTTATTCTATTTGGCTATATAAAGGAGGTGGTAATTGTCATCATGCATGGAATAGAGTAGTTTACTTTAGAAAAAGAAATGATCAAGGAGAGTTTTTACCTAATAAAGGACTAACTAATGATAAAAGAGTAACTGAAGCTCAGGCTAAAGGTATTGCAGGTGGTTTTACTCCTGAAAAAAATCCTAAAAAAGTAGCAGAAAAACCTAAAGACATGGCAAGGAATGGCTTTGCACCTTCAAATCCAAATTATTAAACAATGGCAGCAACAGTATTATTTATAAATAGAAATGATTTAGTACAAAACACTATAATAGATGGTAATGTACAAGCAGATAAGCTAATGCATTTTATCTCTATAGCACAAGAGATACATATACAACATTATTTAGGTACTGATCTTTATAATAAAATAGCAGAATTAATTAGAACTGAAACTATTGCTACTACTGTTTATGAAACATTACTAAAAGATTATGTGCAGCCTATGCTTATTCATTATGCTATGGTTGATTTTCTTCCATTTGGTGCTTATCAAATTAAGAATGGTGGGATATTTAAACATGTATCAGAAAATGCAGAAACAGTCAGTAAGAATGAAATAGATTTCTTAGTTGAAAAGGAGAGAACAATGGCTGAATATTACACTAGGAGGTTTATTTCTTATATGGATTTTAATCAGAACAGTTATCCTGAATATACATCTAACACAAATGATGATATTTATCCTGATAGAGATGAGCCAACTTTTCAAGGTTGGGTATTATAAAAGTTAGATATGAAAATATATAAACCTAAGCAAAAAAACATTATAAAGTTAATGAGATATATAAATAAAAAATTAAAAACAAGAAAAAATGGCAAGTAGTTTAACAGGAATATCAATAGCATCCAGTTATGATTCTCTAATAAAGGTTGGGAATAATGATGGATTGACTTCACAATTACAAGTTCTATCTGATGGGTTAGGAACTGAGAGTGGAATCAGTATGAATAATACTGGAGATCTGACAGCAATAGGAACAGTAACAGCAAATAGTTTTGTTGGATCATTAAGTGGAAATATAACTGGAAATACAACAGTTTCAGGAACTTTGACATTTGGATCACTTTCAGATGGAGTAATTACAATAGCAGACTTTAAAGATGAGGATGATATGAGTTCAAATAGTGCTACAGCATTAGCAACTCAGCAATCAATTAAAGCATATGTAGATTCTCAGCTAGGAGTTCAAGATTTAGATTTTCAAGGTGATGCAGGTGGGCAACAAGCTATTGATTTAAACACAGAAGTATTCTCAGTAGTAGGAACAGCAAATGAAATATCTACAAATTCTACTGGAAATGCATTAACTATCTCATTAAATCCTAACATTAGTGGCTTAACTTCAGTTGCAGCTACAACATTTACTGGTGCATTAACTGGAAATGCAAGTACAGCTACAGCTTTACAGACAGCTAGAAATATCTCAGGTGTTAGTTTTGATGGAACAAGTGATATAACACTTTCTACAACAAATATCACAGAGGGAACAAATTTATATTATACAAATTCAAGGGCAGATGCAAGAGTAAACTTACAAACTGGAGCAAATTTAGACTTGTCAAGTAAAACAACTTCAGATCTTGCAGAAGGATCAAACAAATATTTCACAGATGAGAGGGTAGATGATAGAGTTTCTAGTTTAGTAGTAGCATCAACTGGGATTTCTAGTGTATATGATGATGTTGCAGGTACATTAACTCTTACAAACACAGCACCTGATCAAACAGTAGCTTTAACTGGTGGAACTGGGATTACAACAAGTGGAACATATCCAAATTTCACAATTACAAATGATAATCCTGACCAAACAGTTGGAATAACAGCATCAAATGGATTGACTTCAGGAGGCACATATCCAAACCTAACTATAGCAGGTGATGATGCAACTACATCAGCAAAAGGTGTTGCTAGTTTCTCATCTAATCACTTTAGTGTATCAAGTGGAGCTGTTAGTTTAGCAGCAGATTCTATAGATGATACCTTAATTGACTTTGGAACTGGAGCAAATCAAGTTAGTACTACAAGTTTACCTGAAGGAAACAAC